TACCTAGCAGGCACAGCATGCGAATACCATCAAGACCCCCTTTCATGGTGGGGGAACAAACTGCGAGTAGAGGCTGAATACGCCGCGCTGGCGGCGTGCGAGGTGAAGTATGAATGATAAGGTCGCTGATTTTGGCTCGTTCAAGGAACGGCGCATCGTCAGGGTCTGGGAACACAATTGTGGTGGACAGCAGTTTTGGATACGCGAGAACGGGCAGATCGAGTGTGTGAAGTGCTACACCATCATCAGCCTGCAGTGGACTGATCCGGGCGATAAAGAGGACGCTGACAACAATGACATGTGTCTGGTCAGCGATTTGATGGGGGATGTGCTGTAACCATGTCTAGGCCGCGCAACGAAACACCGGAAGATCTGGCCCGCGAGGATGCCGCGCGCGTGCTGCTATGCGACAAGTGGCAGTGCAAGCTCATGAAGCTGGATGACTCGCTGTACCGCTGCGACTGGGCGCTGATCAGGAACAACGGCTTGCTGGGCTGGGGCGAGTACAAATATCGCGGGCCGACAGCATGGGGCGAGTACAACACGGTCTTGCTGTCGGTCTCGAAGTGGGTCTATATGAAGCAGCTTGCACAGCAGACCAACAAGCCATTCTTTCTCGTGTTCGAGTGGGGCGACCAGATTGTCTATGGCAAGTGGCCACCGAACACTGGCATGGGCTACGACATACGATGGGGAGGCAGGACAGACCGTGGGCAGACTGGAGACGAGGAGCCAGTCATCATGATTCCTAACACCGAATTCAAGATCATCAGCAGAGGGTAATACCATGAACCGTTTCATCATCACGACGATCATCGGCGCAACGCTGGCGTTTCCGGCTGCGGCTACCAAGCCGACCCCGCCAAAGCACGATCAGCAGCAGGCTCAGCACCAGCAGCAGGCGCAGGCGCAGTCTCAGGGGCAGCTGGCGATCAGCAGCAGCAAGAGCGCATCGTTCAGCGGCAGCAAGTCCAGCTCGTTCAGCGACTCCAATGCCAACAGCAACTCCAGCGCCGACAACTCGATCACGTTCGAGGCTGCGAAAACCCGCGACAACACCCCGGATGTAGCGCTTGGCGGGCTGTTCCCGTCAGCTGTCTGCATGGGTGTCGCCAATGGTGGCGTCAGCGCCGCTGGCTTTGGCGTGGGTGCTGGCAAGTCGTATCGCGATCTTGAGTGCGACAAGCGTGAGACTGCACGCAGCTTCGCCGCCATCGGCTACACCAGAGAGGCGCTGATCATCCTGTGTTCCACCGAGGCGGCCAAGGTGCTGGAGTCTTGCCCGGCTGCGGTGCCGCCGGTGGTGACCCCGGTTGTCGAGCCCAAGGCCGAGGAGCGCAAGATCAGCGTCGAGGACCAGAAAAAGCAGGTCAGCGGCGAGGGTCCGAAGTAATGACCGACTGCAACAACGAATTCACGGCCAACTATGCGCTCAGCGAATACCTGCTGCGCAATGGGCCGTTCGACCCAGAGACCGTCAGTGTGCTGACGGCAGCCAAGAACGCTGCGGTGAGGGACGGCATTGGCCGTCCCATCACCGAGGCTGAAGTGCGGATGTGGCTGGACCGTGTTGTCCAGAGGTGACCTATGACTATCGTGAACAAGCTGAGCATCATGCTGGAACCACCCAGCTCTGAATTTCTACTGCTTGAGCCGCGCATCGCTGTCGGGCAGGAGAAAACTGACCTTGAGGAACGCCGCGAAAAGGCGCGGCAGTGGATGCGCGAGAAGGGGATCATCGTGCTTGGCGATACCGTCAGGCTTGAGCGGAGGGCTGGCAATTGAAACTCTGGGACAAGCTGAATGCGCTGATCGCGCCGCTGCTGCCGCATGACAAGCCGGTCAGGTGGACACTCGTCATCTTCCTGATCCTGCTGATCGTCGCCTTCGCAACGACTTGCAGGCGGGCCGAGGCTGCCGACCTGATGATCGAGGCTGGCAGCACCTATGCGCGCGGGCCGACCCCGGTGCTGGGCTTTGTCGTTGCCACCCCGGGTCCGCTGGACACCAGCCTAGAGGCTGGGTTCCACCTCATCGGGTCAAGCACGTACAACGGGCAGTTCCAAAGCAACCAGATCGCTGTGCATGGCGCGATCGTTGACGGCTTCGGCAAGCTGGACATTGGCCTTGGGCTGGCCGTCCTGCAGAACGAGGACGCCTACAACTCCGGAACGATCCAGTTCATGCCGATGCTGCGCTACAGGTTCACCGACCGTCTGGCGCTGGTCATTGCCCGGCATTTCTCGAATGCCGGCACCTCGCGCAAGGTGTGCAATGGCGAGCCCGGCTGCGTGGGCAAGTCGAATCTGGGCCGCGACTTGGCCGCCATCTCGTGGCGCTTCTAAGCTAGCACCACCCAGACGATGGCCCCAGCCAAGGCGCTACAGGCTGCCACAGCCTCGAAATATGGGCTGGGGTACAGCCTAGTGCGCGAGGCTATGGTAAAGGCTGCGGCGATTCCCAGCGCGCCAAACACTGGCCAGTCAGGGAAGCAGAACAGGCTGAAAACCAGCAGCAGGAATGCGATCACTTGCGCGTGCCTATGTCTTTGTGCATCATTGACATATATGGGTGCCGTTCCACGCAACAGCTTTTGTGCAACAGAGAAGGTGACGCACGTTGCCTTCCGCTGCGGCTGCGTGTCCACGTTCCACAAGAACGAGGCATGGGCCGCCCAGTGCCAGCGTCACGGCGAGCAGATCATGTCGATGGTCGAGGAAATCCGGCCGCGCGCGATCAGGGTGATCAAGGCGGCGACGGCCGGGTGAGCTTGCCGGCCGCCTCGCGGTCTGCGTTGGCGCGGTCCAGCAGGTCGTAGAGCGTGTCGATCAGGTCGAACACGTCCTCGACGGTGTACTGGGCGGGTAGGGGTTCCGGACGCGGGATCGGCTGGGTCAGTCCCTCTGGGAGGGGCTTCACCACCTCCACCGGAACCTCTACCCGCTCAGTCCGGACGATGACCCTCTGTTCGCTGGCGCAGCCGGTCAGCGACAGCAGGGCAAGCCAGATCAACCCGGAGGCCACCAAAGGCCTCGCAGTCTGGGCTACTCCGGAATAGCTCACGGCGCTTCCTCCTCTCGGCAGCCGCCGCTGCCTCAGCCTGCGCCAGCCGGCGATCCCGCTCGGCCAGCGCCGCCTCGCGCTCGGCAGCCTCCTCGGCGCGCTTCAGGCGCAGGGCGTCGATGTCCCGGCGCAGGGCGTCGATGACCTTCAGGTTATCACCATTCGCGTCAGCGCACTGGGCGACCAGCCCCCGCTGGGCCTCCAGAGAGGCCTCCAGCCGGCCGATCTCCTCACGGGCACCCAGCAGAAGCCAGCCCAGAAAGGCCGCCACCAAGGCCATCAGGGCGAGCTGCACCCACCGGCTGGACAACAGGGCAAGCGGGCTCACGGTCCATCCCTGCCCGGCGGGCCAGCCGTCAGGACGTTACGGGTACCCCGGTTGCCGGACAGCAGGTCGGCCAGCGAGTTGCCGGTGTAGCCGGCGGTCAGGGCGGCCATGACGTTGAGCTGCCCAGTCGAGGCGGCAATGATGAACATGGCTGCCGCGCCGATCATGGCCAGCGCGGTTTCGACCCAGTGGTCAACGAAGTAGGCGGAGATGAAGGCCCTGTTGATCTTCGCCCCGCGCTGGGAGGCCGCGTGCCAGTGCTTGAGGATGCTGACCATGGCCCCCAGAACGCAGAGCACAGCCAGCACCGGGTACGAATTGAACCAGTCAGACATGGGTGTCACCTCTCGTTTCCACGCGGCATCAAATGCAGCGTCAGCCGCTCGATCTTCATGTCGAGGGCGTCGATCTTGGTATGCAGCTGGTCATTGCCTGACCGCAGGTTCCGCTCGAACTGAACATGCTCATCGTCATTGCGGCGCAGCTCGCGGACAATCCACCAGCCGATACCCATGATGATGGCGCTGCCAAGCGTGAGGATCGTGGTGATCAGCCACTTCAGCGGAATCTGCAGATTGGCAATATCACCCTGCTCCATCATTCAAGTCTCTCTACGTGGCCCCAGTCCATGAACGTCTGATCGGTGGTCAGGCCATTCATGTTCCAATCTCCGCCCCATCTTAGCCTGACGCCAAGTTCCACCGCAGCAGACATCAGCACGCCGGCCACGACGGCAAACAGGTGCGTGTCCTTCCACGGGATTGTTCCACCGACCACCGGGGCGAAGTCTATGGCGTTCGACGCAGGCTCCCCGGCTTGGTTCGTCGCGTTGTGCTTGGACTTCGGCCACGGGGTTTTGCTGGCGCCGGCGGCAACCATGGCATTCTGCTGGGCCGCATCCCGCCAGCCCCAGACGATGGTGAAGTCAACCGGAGATCTGGACAGGGCAAGCTCTGCCACCCTCACAAGATCAGGATGGCAGGTCTTCAGCTTGTCGTTGGACGCCTTGCCAAACTTGAACGGGCTACTCATTCGGGCTCTCCTCGATTGGCGCGAGCTTGGCGATCGATGCCAAAGACTTGGGCTCTAGGATCTTGATCTCCTGCAGCAGGTCAGCCGTGATCGGGGCAACCTCGCGCAGCTTGTTGGATTCAGGCTGGCTGAAGTTGAACCGCTCGATCAGGAACTTGACCTCCTCCTGCGTGGCCGGACGCTGCCTGTTTTCCGGGCCACCCGGACGCAGCAGGTAGGCTTCCTTGAAGATGGCGTTCTTCTCGGTCTGCAGCTGATCCACCTCCCGCCGCTTTTCCTGCGGGGTCATGGCCGGGTCCAGATAGATCTCGCGCATCTGCTGATCCAGCTTCTGGACCTGCTGGCGGGCGTTCTCCAGCTCCTTGGCCACGACGATGTACGGGTCGTACTTGCCCTCGATGTAGTCGATGCGCTCATCCTCGCCGACCTTATCGAGGAACCTGACCGAGTTCTGAACCTGCAGCGTCTTGCGCAGCATGTTGTAGAACTCCTCCTCGTAGCGGGTGCGTCGCGGATCGTCGCCGCGAGCGAACCTGCCGATCACCGGGTACTCAGCGATCGTCTTCTCAGGCGGCATGGGCATCTCTGCGTAGTGCCTGAGCAGGGCGTCAGAGCCCATCACGAAATACCGACCAAGCGTCCCGGTGTAGCCGTAGTACAGGTTCTGCAGCTGCAATGGGCTGCGGATCTTGTCGCTGGCGAGGTCGAGCGGCGCAGGCAGAGCCCTGCCAAGCTCGATGAACGTCGGCGCGGTGTAGTAGCGGTACTGCTCTGGCGGCAGACGCTGCTCCTCGAATGGCGACACGATCTGGTTGCCGGTGAAGAAACTCTTGTTGAACCAGCTCTCCACCATCGGCATCACTGCCTGCGGGATCGGGTTCATGGAGAACGTCTCCGTCAGCATGAACCCGAACCGCTTCAGCAGCAGCTTGCCGGCATCGGTCTCGTTCGAGTACATGTACTCGAAGATGCGCTCCGGAATGGTGTTGAAGATCGCGCCGATCTCGAACGGCTTCGGCAGCCGGTAGTGCTGGTCGTCAATCCAGAAGTGGAAGTACGTGTCCTTGTCCCAGTCCTCCAGATCCTTGTAGCGCTCGTCATCCTTGAAGGCGAACCACAAGGCCAGCCCAGCCATGCCGACCAGCGCACCCTTCATGGTGAAGGCCACCGGGTGCTCTGCTGCGCCGCGACCAAGCCTGTACAGACCCTGCAGGCGGGCGTTCATGAACGGCACCGTCTGGATCAGGAACTGGATCATTGGCCAGTCGCCTGACATGGAGAAGTCCATCAGATCCTTGGCCTCGTAAGCAGCCTGCGCCTTGGACTTGCCGGCACGCAGGGCAGCCTGATAGACGGCCAGACGGTTGGCATTCTCGGCCGCAGACCCAATGGCCTTCCATGCCTCATACAGCTTCACCGGCGAGTCAAGCACGGTTCTGGCAAAGGACTTGTCCTTCATCTTTGCCTTCAGCATCCGCTTGGTCGTCTCCGGGTCGCCTTGGCTGATGAAGCCTGACTCGAATGACGCGCCTGACGACAGCAGCGTCCGCATGTCCTCGTCCTTGACCAGCGCCTTGGCGAAACCCTTGAGCCCGGCCGCCATCGGGATGAACTTGTCGCGGCTGATGACGAATGCCGACAAGGCGTCGCGCATGAAGTTGGCGATCATGAAGCCCGGGTCCAGCGTAACCCATGAAGTAAGCAGGCGCTTCGGCCCGCGCAGCAGGCTCATCCATGCGCCCCACGACTTCTGGTTGATGGACGACAGCGCCCTGAACAGGATCGGGTCGTCAGTGTAGTAGAACTCCTTTTTGCCATTGCGCAGCACGCTGATGATGCCGTCGCCCTTCGGGGCCTGCAGGGCAAACATCTTCTGGAACCCGCTCAGGGCATCAGGCGGGATGGTCGCCGGATTGATCCCCTTGTCGATCAGCAGTTTCTTGACCTGCTCCAGCGGGATCAGCTCTGCCGAGAACGCCAACGGCTCACGCGCAATGATGCCGCTCTGGCGCAGTGAATCCACCGCCAGCAACGCAGCATGGTTCTTCATGGCACCGTCTACCAGATTGGTGAGGTTGACCATGATGTTGTGCATGATGTCTTGGACGTTCTCGGTGCCGCCCTTCAGCTGCTTGATCGGAGATCTGACGTTGGCGATGCCACGACCCGGGCCAAGCGGCCCGACCAGACGGTCGTCCTCGACACGGTAGAACGGGACGTAATCCGCGTTCTCCCACATTGGCCGGGTCTCGGGATTGATGACCCCGGCTTCCTGCGCAAAGTCCAGCACACGCTTGTGAAACGCTGCGTAGTCCTTGGCGACTTCCTTGAACATCGGGTACACGTCGCCAAGCTTGACCATCGCATCAATTTCTTCAGGCTTGAACAGGTTCTCGCGACCCTCTGACAACAGCCGCTTGGCGCGCACGCCAGCCATGTACATGGCCCACAACTCGATCTGGCCAGACACTGGCCTGAGGACTTCAGCAAGCCCACGACCCTCCGTCTGGACGATGCCGTCCTTCCAGATCGGGTGGCCATAGTCCATGACCGCAGTCATCACGGAATCAAGCGAGGTGGACAGCCGTGCTTGGATGTACGGATTCTGGGCGGCCTCGACCTTCAGCAGGTCTGCGTCCGTCATTGCCGACTTGATGCCATGGAAACGATCGAACGTGCCCTGCAGGAACGAGTCCTTCCACGTCCTGCGCCACGCATCGATGCGCGACCTGAGGCTTGGCTTACGGCTGCCAATGCGCTCTGCCGCAGCCTTCAGTACAGGATCCTTGTACGGATCGTAATTGAATGGCACGACAGGGCCAGAAAACGCCTCCCTCAAAGCGTCATTGATCGTGAACTCGTACAGTTTGGTTGACAGCAACTCTGCATTTTTGGTGCGCACGAATTCATTCAGCGCACGCTCAGCCTCATCCTTGGTCCAATACACCCTATTGAGTATCGGGCCAGCATTACTGACAACAGCGAAGCCGGATGTCTCGCCGCTGATCTTGACAATCACTGGCGTTCCATACTGCTGCACAAATGCATCGCTGTAGCTGCTGGTGACTCGCAAGCCTTCAGCCCTAACTTCGTCAGCGGTCATTGAGCTTGGAACGACAGCAGCTCCGGATGTGATTTGCACACCGTACTTCTTCAGTTCCTTTGACCAGATCCTGTTGAGCATGCCGTCATAGTTGATTCGTGCGCCCATCAGCCGAGCGCCATAGCTATCGGCTCCGGCTGGCGTATGCATGAACGAGTCTGTTTCGTGAGTTGCTAGGTAGATGTAACCACCACCAAGCATGTCCCCAGTGATCTCGCCAGACATCGAGATGTCTGCCTCAGACACGCCAAGATTTGGGACTTTTGCCTCAAAATCCGCAATTAGCCTAGCGGTCTCCTCGTGGCTTTCACCGTAACCACTGCTGATCGACCGCTGCACCGGGGACTGCGATAAGACTGCAGTCCACGAGCCATTGCGCTGAGCATCTGCAAACATTTGGCTGCGGATGCCCTCAATCTCCTCTCTGGTGGTGGCAATGCTGAGAATCGATGGATCACCAACACGATGCAAAACCCAAGACTCTCCAGCCCGGCCAATAACAAGATCATCAAGCTGCGGCGTTCCGCTGATATCTGCCTCGCCAGCGCGCAGCGGGGCCTTGCCAGCAATCTGGCGCATCATCAGTTCATAAACGTCTTGGCCAAGGACAGGGGCAATCCTGTCTGCGGACAACTCAAGAATGATTGAATTGCCAGAGTATCGCGGTGTCTCGATGACAACCACGTCCTTGGTCTTGCCGTTGACTTCCATTGACGCCTTGCGCCATACGATTCTTTCAACGGTCGTGAAGCTCAGGCCGCCGCCGCGCTTGCTGGTTCCTTCGCCGCCATGCCACATGACTTTCGGAATGCCGCGCCTGACAGCGTCAGCAATGATGTAGCGCAGGGCAATAAGCCGCCACACCTCGTCTTTGGCTAGGTGAGACTTTGGCACCACCGGGGACGAGGTGATTTTCGCGGCATCGATTACCTGCTCGTATAGGACGCCAGCGTCAACGACTGTTGCCTCGCCGCTCTTTTCGATTTCCCCTGCGATGGCCTTTGCGTAAGACGTAAAGTCAGGCTTTTCAGGGCGATCAACAGGATCTGGCTGCGCAGGGGCCTGCTGGCTCCACGGGAATTCAGGCTTCCACGCAATTACACGATTGTCCTCAAGATAGGCAATCACACCCTGCATCAATTTTATGTCAGCATCTCGCTCGCGAGACAAACCCTCGGCAACATACTCTCCGTCAACCCAGACGCTCCAGTCACCGCTGTGACTCTTGACCTGAACAATCTCTACCTGCGGGATCGGATCAAGATCCCTGTTGACGATTCCAGATGGAAGGATCGCATGGTAGATGACCTGATCTTCATAATTTGACGCAGCAGCTTCCTCTGCCATCTGATACAGATAGCCGCCTCCCTCAAGCATCTCCTCGACCCGCTCGCGTCTGCGTTCTTCAAGCCACGCATCTGCTAGGGTCGCATCTTCATTTTCATCTGCATCAACAACGACACGGCTCCGATACTCCGGATGATCGGTGTCAAGCGGATGATCGTCGAATTCTTCTGCGCTCCAGTCGATGTAGTTCTCCCCATTTTCGCGGTAGAAGTCGATCTCGTCCGGGAGTCTTTCTGATACGTAGTCTTCCTTGGTCACAATTCCATAGTGGCCAAGCGAGTATTCGGTTACGTTGCTGAATTCGTCGGTATCTTTTTCCTCAAGGCCAAGCCATTGAATGGTTTTCTTTGCCAGCTCCTGATCGTCTGAGCTTGAGAGCCTATTGCGCTCACGCTGCCTCGTTGTATTGACGACCACTTCATCTGCCCACGCGTCAAAAAGCTGGGGCAGCTCATTTGACACGTAGTGATCAATGGCCTTTAGCAGCACTTCCTTGGCTTCATCTAGGCTTTCAGCGACCAATCCCGTATAGCTGATCGATACGTCTGAGTCGGCGTTGCCAACGTCGCTTTGCACCCTGAAGTTTTCTGACGAATAGCGATGGTCAACCTTGTGTACGTAATCAATGGCTGACCTGATGAACGAATCAGCGCCAGCGTGCATCGCCTTTTCGCCGTCTAGAATGACCGGGATCGTGTCAAGTGGCACTGACCAGCGATACACCTTTGCCTCTGACAGGCTAGACATGGCGTGATCGAGCTTGCTCAGATCAATGCCAAGCTTGTCATACAGCAGCTCAAGCTCCCGCCTAAGCTCCTTCTTGGCATAGCCAAGCCTAGATAGCTGGCTAGTTCCAATCGCATTGGCGATATGCTGATGCACGCTGAGACTCGAATAGCTGCTGCGAGAGTCGTATAGAGACGCCCTTGTCACCTCGCCAAACGTAAGGATGTCCTTAAATTCGTCGCTGAAGACCGGCTCCGTGCCATTCCATGACGTATACCAATTGGCATTCGACGCGGCCTCCCTGATGGTAACGATCCTGCGGCTCATCCCCCACAAAAATTCCTTGACCGCCATGTTGTTGGCGCGGGCAATTTCTCTGGCGTCCGCAGTGATGCGCAGGCGGCGAGACGAAGTTGCCTTGTGCAACAGAGTGTTTCTATCGCCCATGAAATTGACAATTTCGCCGGCGAGCATCGAAAGCCGCTCGCTGGTCCTAGACTTTAGCCTGCGCTCGATCAGCACCTGCCTGAGGTTTTCAGGTTGCACTCCAATACGCTTGCTTTCGTTCTGCTTTACAGATTCAGTCGCAGCGCTGAGCCACGCATCAGCGTCTTGCTCAGCATCAGGCAAGACTGATTCAATGATGCTCTTGGTCTTTTCGACCATTGCATCAAATACCTGCCTGCTAACAACGTCTGTGAACGCACCAATTGACGTGAACAGGGCGTCGCCTTTTTCTCTGGTGCGAGCCGTCAAAGCAACGCGGGCAGCCTCGCTATTCAGCGACCGATGCTTGTCAAACCAGTCGGTTTGCAGCTCAACCAGATACCACGCCTTACCCTGATACTTGCTGTTTGGAGCGGTAGGCGGATTCTTGGACGCATCATTGACCACGCTCTGCCTGATGTGGAACAGCACACCTACATTCCCGCGCGGCCAAGCAGACCCAGAATAGTGGCCATGCCTGATGCTTTCAGAGCGGACTTTCATCGCTGACTTGTCGTACAAGGCGACAGTCATGTATTCCTCGGTGGACAGCCCGGCAGGGGTGTAGCGGCTATGCTCGTGCTGCTTGTTTGGCTGCACCCAATCAAACCAGCGGTTCAGCTGAGGATCAAATCCGTAGTCATATCCCTTTGCCTTGATGGCAGCCATCTCGGCGATGACCCTCTCGCGCAATTCCTCATCAAGCCCCATCAGGAATGACTGCGCATCGCCAGCAGTCCAAGGCGCATTGTCGTTGAGCTGGTCGTGCGCATAGCCGGGTAGCAACGGGCGCTGCCCGGTGATCCTTGTGTAGGCCAGCTTTACAGCCTGAGCATCCGTTGGGTCTACATCAGCGATAGACCACGGGAAAATTTCGACGTGCGCAAAGGCATCAGTGAGCCACTTCAAGATCATCTTTTTGTTGATGACCGTCGTCTTCGGGTCAGCTGGTGCCCTGAAAAGTTTATCGATTTCAAGAGTTGCATTGATGTACTGATCATCCCTGCTGCTCATCGCTTGCGAGCGGATATTAAGCAGCTCCTCAACCTTTGGGCGTACGCGCGGAGGCAACAGCTTGATTTGCTCATCGATGCCGCCATCGACATAGCTGCGCAGCTGCTGGGCATTCAGACCATTGTTGGCCGCAAGTCTTTCTGACGAGTAGATGTCACGATCTAGGTCGAACCGCTCGACAAGCTCTTGTGCCTTTGCAACCTGCTCCTCTGTCAAGGAATTTGACAGCAAGAACTCGTCAAGATCTTCAAGCGGCACGCCAAAATGCGCAGCGAATTGCTGATCGGTAAGGCCGCGACCATTTTCATCTAGAGTCTCAGGATGGACATCAAATGCCAGCTTCCGCAGCAGCGGCGGACGCAGCATTTCCATGATTCCAGATGCGGTCAGCTCGGTCTTGCTGACATAGCCGAGTTTTGCCATCGCATACTCGACTGCGGCGATGTACGCGGAAACGGTGCCAGTCTCTGGGAACAGCGGCATTTCCTTAACGCCGGCCATGGCCGGATCCTTGGCAGCCAGCGCCGCGCGCTCATTCTTGTTGAGCGGCTTGGTCCCCTCTTGGACAGCCTTCAGCATTCCGTTCTTGAACATCTCCATGTTGCGCATGTAAGGCGTCAACGTCTCTCCGTTCATGGTCTGGAACTTCCACTTGTTCCCAGACTTGACGAAGATCTGCGCCTCGGCAATCAGCGCCATCATGTCCCGATCGGTCATCTTCAGGAACCGATCAAACTTGAGCTTGCGCAGCAGCGTCTTGACCCAGTTGATGGCTCGCCTGAACAAGGTGCGCTCTTTCGGATCAAGCGTGATTCGCTTGGCCAAAATCTCGCCGGCAAGATATGCGAACGTCTCCTCGCCAACGAGCGCTCGATGGCGTGGCAAGGCCATGTTTGCACCGATGCGCAACGCAGTAGCAGTGGCCTCGCGCGGGAACGACTTGACGATCAGCTCAGCAAGACGATCAAGATTCTCCTGACTGCCTACCAAGCCACGAAGGCCATAGTGACCAACGATTTCATGGAACGCGGTCTCGATGATCGCCCCCTCAAGCTCGGACGGCTTGATTGACGACACCGGCTTTTTCAGATCACGAGACAAGACGTTGAGATTGTTGGCGACAACGATGAACACGCCATTGGCAGGATTCTTTTCATCGAACATGCCGCGCACGCCATAGGGATTGCCGCCCATGGCGCGCAAGTCTGCAAGCACGCCGCTTGGCAGATCATCGACCGTGTTTACCAAGGTGACTGTCGGAAGGTTCTTGTACTGACCAAACACAGCAGCCATGGCCGCCTCAGCCCGGCGCATGTGCTTCCTCGACGCCCTTTTGGCCCTTGTCGTGTAGCGCGGCTTGAAGTCGAAATCAAACGGCTGCTGAGAGCCTGCGGCAAACCTCGGGGTTTCTCGAATAGCCTTCTGCTTTGGCAGCGACGGCTTTACCAGCGTGATCTTGGACGCCCATGCAGCGGGCAGTGCTGCCTGCTCACTGTCGGCGTTGTACATTCCGGGGCTGGACTTGCTGACCGCAACGCGGAACCCAGCAAGGATCTTGTTCATCGTGTCTAGGGCGACCGTCTTGGCGTCACCATCAATGATGGAGCGCACCGTTCCTGCAGACAGGTCAATCTCCCTGCCAAGCACGCGAATTCCAGCCTCAAGCAACGGAACCTGAGAGCGAGACAAAGCAGTAGCTACAGACGACGGCGTTTCGATGCCGTGCTTTTCTGCGATCGCCTCGATGATTCGCTTGGCATCAGCACCGCTGATAGCCTCGTGGCCATTGCCATCACGGACAAACGACAGGTTGCTGGGATCGCCAACAAGCTCGGCAAACTCAGCAGGAATAGCCAGCGCATCTGCCCTCGCTGGCCCAAAACGCATGCCTTCGCCGCCACTGAAGCCATACCCATAGCCAACGTCCAGCATGGACAACTGTGCCTTGCCATGCTCACCAGCAGGCTCGGCATCGACATCCTCTCCGCCAGTCATCAGCAGCAATGAAGATGATTGCCATGTAGCAGGACGCGCCTTGCGATCAGCCCTCTTTCCGGCAGCGGTGCGTTCCTTCTTGCGTTCCAGCATCGTCTTGTCTGCATCGACGCTGGTGGGGCCTGTGCCCCACGTTACTGTCGGCAGGACGGACTCTTTTCCGTTGACAATCGGGCTACCCTGCAGGCGTGTCTTGACACGCTGCATGATCTCCTCAAGCTGCTCCTCCGACGTACCAGTGATGGCAAATTCATCTCCGCTCTTGTGGTACGCGGCGACTCCATCTAGGTCTTTTGTTTCTTCCCTAACAGCATCAGCAATGGCAGACAACAGCTTGTCGCCATACTCGTGACCCCAGTTGTCATTGACCCACGCAACCGAGTCTGCGTCGATCTCTGCATAAGCAGGAGACGGATTGTCCTTCTCAGCCTCGTCAAACGCGCGCCTGTTCAGCAGGTTTGTCTTGTCGGTGAGATAGACGGCAGCTTCAAGCTGCTCGGGGCTCATCGCCTTGATGCGCTCGCGCAGCTGCAGGTTTGCGCGCCGCTCAGGTCCGGTGTAGCCAGACTGGAGACGCTGGTTCAGCAGCTCGGCCTGACGCTCAAGCTCGCCGGCAGCACGCACACCCTTTGGCGTGATGATGAACTTGTCACCCTTGACGTTCCACCGACCGTAGCCTTCTCTCTGAAGCTCCTCGTAATCTGCCTGCTCCAGCGCCTGCATGGAGCGAACCTTGTGGATGTTGTCGGCCATGCGCTCAACATCCGCCAGCTTCATCTGGTCAAGCTCGATCTTGACGCGGATCTGCTCACGCTCGGCATCAACCTTCCGCTGTTCCTCAGCGGCGCGCTGCGATTCCTCGCGTGACTCACGCGACTGCTTGACCCTATCGATGGTCGCCTTGGCGCTGGCTGCCATGCGGTCAAGTGCCGCAAACTCAGCCTCGCCAGCGTTGTTGGCGGTCATCTGCTTGCGCAGCAGCGGCTCAACGCCATTGAATGCCTCGGCCTCCTCCATCTGGAGGTTTTCCAGATCGACCATCTTTCTCAGGCGTTCGCCGGGCAGCATGTCGGTGCCCCAGTTGGGGTCGCCAATTTCCGCCTGCAACTTCCAGCGCGCCTTGGCTGCAGACTCCCACGCGCGCGATGCGTCGAGGATTTTCTGAGTTTCCTTGTCGATGCCGGGCACGCCGGTTGCGGCAGACAGCGCGCCGCCAGCAAGGCCATACGCACCACCCATGGCGGCACCGCCAAGGAATGCGTTCAAGCCGCCAGCAAAGATCTGCTGCTCCTGATCAACCATCCTGACGGCAACATTGCCGATGGTGTTTTCCGTGAATTCCTGAGTGCCTTCCTGCGCGGCCTCTCCAGCGAAACCCTTGGCAGCGCCAAGCGTGCTGCGCGATAGTGCAGATACCATCTCCCGCGAGCCAAGAGCGGCGCTTTGCCGGCCAGCCAGCTTGCCGTACAGGTAGCCCATGGGAGCGCCAAGGGCCAAGCCAGACACGACACCAGCGACGTTTCCGGCAGTGGCAGACAGCTCCTGCGACCGCACAAAGCGAGCCTCCTCATCAGTGAGGCCGCCATCGCGGAGACGGTGGTATTCCTCGTCCGTCTGCCACTTTTCGTCAGGCAGCGACTGAAGGCGCTGGAACGTCTCTGCCTCGACCTGATCCTTGACCGAGTAGGCTTCGGAGGTCGCGCCGGCGGCCATGCCGAGGCGGCCGGCAACCTTGTCGGTGGCCGCCCTCAAGGCCTGAGGCGTGGCAGTCCTTCCAACCAGACGCGACACGATCGGCCCGGCAGCCTTGCCACCAACGGCAGCGGCAGCAATACCCTCGCCGATCTGCACCGAGTTCTCAGCAGCAGATAGCACAAACGCGTCGAGATCTTCCCAAGGCATCTTGGTCCCCTCGAACCAAGTGCCGGGCTCAATGGTCGCCTCTGGGTTGAGGAACGGCTTTTCCCTGCCTTGCTGCGCAGACTCGCTGTACTGCTTGACCGTGCTGTCCAGCTTTTCCTTCCAGACATCGGCAACAGAAAACTCGTCGGACGGACTGAATGCCGGCCTGATGATCGACTCGTACAGGTTGACCCCGGAGTCGGTCTTGGCCTCGTCAATCATCGAGGCTACGGAGGGGTTTTCCTTCAGCCTGCCGAGGACTTCATCGTACTTGTCGCCATAGCGGCGGCGAGCGCGAATATCAAGCTCCATGAAAGTCATCGACTTGATGGGCTTGTCAGCAGACGACTCGATCTCAGTGCGCCATTCCTCTGGCAGCTCGCGCGCCACCAGCGAGGTCGTCAGGTTGCGGCGGCGGCGAATGTTCTCGCGAGCCGACAGATAGTTCGAGACGCGGGACGTTGCCGAGTACTTGATGGCGGTCCACAGGTCGCCGCCCTCGATCTCGGTTTTCTGGGTCGGCTTGGTGGAGCCGGGCGGAATCAGGATCGGCGTGCCATCACGCCGCGCCGGCGGGGGGATGTCCTCGCCCCAGTCAATGCCGGTGTCGGCAGGCTGCTGGGCCTCGGCCTTTGGCGGGGTATACGGCTTTGGCGCAGCCTTCGGCGCGGCCTCGTCTACCTCGATACCGGACTCCTGAGGCGCTGCAGGCTGGCGTCGAGATTCCTCGATCGCCTTCTCCAGTTCCAAGGCATAGTCCCTGAAGCGCTTGGCGTTCTCGCGATCTCCAGCTTCATGGGCCTTGCTGAACTTCTGGTAGGCGAGATCCAGTTCCTGCTCAAGCGCCTTCGGGTCGGTGGCCATTCATGCTCCCTCAGTAATCGTTGAACCCCGGCGGGCGTCGCGGGCCGTTCCCGCCAACACCAGTCGCGTTTTGCTGGTTGCCGCCGGCAATGCCGGACACCTCGGCAACCCGCTGCTCGATCCAAGCCTTGCGTTGCGCTGGCGTCCACTCTGACATCCGCGTGCGCTGCTTGCCGCCCGGGGGCGCCGCGCGTGCGCTCTGATTGAACGCAAGGTCATCGAACGTCTGGGCGAACTTGAAGCGCATCTCTGCAGCGGTAGGAGCGCCCTGAATCAGATCCATGGCCTCGCGGTCGCTATAGCCAACAGCGCGCAGGTTCTCCAGCATGATTTCCTGCGCATACTTGCTGCCATTCTTGCCACGATCGCGAGGACTGAGCTTGATCGGCTTGCCGTTCATGGTCAGCGGCGTCAGGCCCTTGCCATCGCCAAAGTCGAAAAACGCGGCATCGTTTTCGTCATAGACGATCTTGTCAGGCAGGATCTGCTTGTCCTTCGCAGCCTCCAGCTTGGCGCGGTTTGCCTCCAACTGCACCCCGACCATTGTTGCGGCAGTCTTGCCAGCCTCAGCCTCAGCTTCGCGCGCCGTCTTTTCGGAGGCTGCCTTGCGCTCCATCACCCCGCCGAGGGCTCCGTGACCGGCCTGACCGATATGGCTGGCTAGGTTCCCCTGACCGCTGCCACCAGCGGCCATCAGGCGCAAGCCGAAGTCCATCAGGAATAGGCCCATCTGGTCTCGCGGGATGACGTTGAACACGTTCTTCCAGCGGTTTTTCCACTCAGTCTCGTTGTACTGGGGCGACTCGCGACCCTTGGCCCGCTTGGCGGCCTTGTCGAGAAGCCGGTCAGTCAGGTCAGTGACTGCCTCCTCGACATTGACGCCGGCCTGCTGCAGCGCAGCATTGACCTGCGGGGCGGCATCCGGGTTGCTCTTGACCGTCCTGCTGGTGACATCGGCAGACTGCTCGGCAGTCTCCAGCAGCACCTCCGGGGGCGTCTCCTCGATCATCTGGATCGGCGTCATCGGGGGTGGGGCAGCCGCCTGCTGCGGGTTGGCAAGAGCCGGCTGAGAAGGGGGAGCCCCAGCCGGAGCCTGCCCTGCCGGAGCTGGCGGCGGCTGCCCCATGGAACCTTCTTGGACCTGCACAGGCCTCATCTGCAACGCTGGGCCGGGCACAGCGCCCGGCCCATCCATGGGGTAGGTGGTCAGGGCAGGCCCGCCAGCGGAGCCCTCAGGGGCCGCCTGTAGCGCCCCAGCGAGCCTCTGGCGCTCTGCCTGCATGTAGTCCGGCTCTGGAAGTCGTGCCATGGCTAGAACCCCCGGTTACGTCTGCTTGCCGCCAAGCACGCTCTGGCCAGCGGTAGACAGTGCGCCACCCAGCGTGGCAAGACTGGCACCACCCGTCATGACCGCGCCACCGATCGTGGCCGCCAAGCCGAGGAGCTGACTGGCAGCCCCGCCACTCTGCTTCTCAGTGGTCGTGGTCGTGGTGGAATAGGAACCCTGCGTGCCTTGGATGGCCGACAGCAGGCCAGCCAGATTGCGCACGTCCCAGTCACGCCCCTCCCTGAACTGCTGGTAGTCGAAGTCGGCCAGCGACTGCCGGATCGTTCGATCCGTGGCACCCGTCGTCATTAGGGCGTTGATGTCGGCTTGGGTGGCGTCCTGATAGAGCTGCGCCAGCACGTTGTAGCCCTGTGCCTCCTGCATGCCGACCGCCCGGTCTCGCTCCCAGCGATCGGCAGCCGACTCGAAGGCTTGGCCATAGCCGCGAGCGTACAGATCGCTCAGCGTCTGCTCTGTTCCACGCTGCGCCTCTGATTCGAGAAGCGCACCACGCGAGCCACCAAAGGCATCTCGCTGGGCTCGGGTGGCGCGCAAGTCGGCAAGACGACGCGCGCCAGACTCGCGCACCTCTCGGGCGGCAGGTTCCAGCGCACCCCTGATGTAGGGGTTCATGTAGCCCTGAATGTCCGTATCGGTGAAGCGCTCGCCCATGCGGCTCAGCGCTGCCTCACCTTGGTCGAGGTAGCGCTTCCACTGGCCTTCGGACTGCCCGGCCAGCGTCAAAGCGCGCTGCTCGTTCTCAGACAGCCCCGCCACACGGTCGCCACCGTAGGATTCATAGGCCTGCGAGCCGATCTGACGCCCAAGCCCAATGGCCTGCTTGGACGCGTCCTCGACCCACTCCGGCGGCTTATAGACTTGCTTGGTCTTTTTCTTGCTGCTGCCCATTGGCGGCACTCCTGATGAAAGATCCCCCGATGTAGGTATACCCACGCGTCTGGATCAGACGGTCCTTGATGAACACATCCTTCCCAGACGCAGAGACACCAGCGAGGATGGGAGCCTTCAGCTCATCAGCGTATGCGTGAGCCGCCGCCATCAGTGCATCAAACGCGCCCTCTGCCCTGAACCGCTTGTACACCGCGAGCCATTCGAGGTACAGATACCAGCGCCGCGACCACGGGAACTGGTAGTTGGTCAGTGCCAGAGACCCTATCAGTCTGCCAGACAAATCCGCAACAATCACGTACCCGTCGCACAAGGTGTCTGTCACCCAGCGCAGGCCCATGGCCGGGTCCACCGGCGGATACTGCGGAGATTCTGAGTGAACCTCCTCCAGCAGCCGATACAGGTTGGAGGCATCGACAGCCCTCGCAACCCTGATTGAAATCTTCGCCATTCCCCCTTCTCCCCCTTCAGTTAGCGGTAAAGATCGACAGCCCCAAGGACGGCCGATTGCAGATCCTCATCAGTCGAATCAATGATCTGCGTCACCGTCAGATCCTTGTACTGAGCCAGCAGGATCCACAGCAGCTGCCTAGCCATGCCGTCAGGATTTGTCAGCGCATTCAGCGCCCACGTGAGCCGGGCAGCATGGTGCTCGGTATCGGCGGGCTCAGAGCGAATGGTGTTGCACGCAATAACCACAGCCATGGTTACACGTTGCAGCAGCGTCACGTCCGTCGTCAATTCATGCAGTTCTTGATACGTCGCCATGGCAGCATGCCCCTTTGCTTATGGACCAACCTGATTCACGTCCTGCGGCTTTTCAACAACTGGCTTGTCCTTTGCAACTGGGGTGTTGCGCCGTTCCACCTCGCGCCGCAGCTTCCTTGAAACGTAGAACAGCAGAGCGCCGATCAGCGCAATGGCGATCGTGATGTCGATCAGCAGATTGCCGGTCATGGAACGCCTCCTCATGTGAACCTGAATTTCGCCTTGCCACCAGATCCCGGCGTGCCGACGTTGCCGTGAGCTCCACCGGTACCGCCGGAACCGGCACTTTCCGACAGGTCACCAACAATGCCTTGCCCGCCCGCGCCGCCGTCAGCCGGCGGATACACATTGTCGCCGGCGTCGCCGGCATTGCCGGGCGTGTTGGTGTCTCCGCCGCTGGCCGTACCTCCGTTGCCGCCGGTGCCACCCAGCGAGCCACGCAATCCGCCGTTACCAAGACCTGCGGTCAGGGTGAACGACCCGAACGAGAACGAGCTGGCACTCGACGTGGTGTTCGCGCTGCCATTGCCGCCAGTGGTGTCCACCCCGCCAGCGCTGCCGCCAGATCCGATCGAGTAGGAGATCGTCTTGCCGGCATCGCCGCTGGTCAGCGACTTGGTGATCTTGACGTATCCGCCACCGCCGCCACCGCCGCCGCCATTCTCAGGGGCAACGCTGGTTCCACCACCACCGCCGCCGCCCGGCCCCCACACCTCTACGATGACCTGCGTCGCGCCGCTCGGCACAGTCACGTTGCCGCTGCCACTGCCGCTGTACTCGAATTCAACAGGCGTGAACGAGGTGTTGGCGAACAGCAGTGCTTGCTGAATGCCCATCAGGTAACGCCCGCACCGCTGATGACCCACGTCGTGCTTGCCACCTTCAGCACGGTTGCGACGCCATACTGGGCAAGTGTCCTCGATCCGGTCGTTGCAGACCCAGCCAGCCGCAAGGTGTCCGTCGTGATCGAGATCGTCTGGTTGGATCCTGAGTTGTTGTAGATGGTGACAGCAGATCCGACAGGGAATGCCACCGTGCCGTTGGCGGGGATGGTGACGCCACCAGTCGTGATGCTGATGTGCTTGCCGCGATCCGAAAGAGCCAGCGTGTACGATGACGACTGGGAGTTCTGCGGGATGTCGCGCCAGCCCACATCATGCGGCCCGCCTCCGCCTTCGTCGTAGACCTCCAGAGAGCCGTTTGCCCTAGAGCAAAAACGAGCCACGTCAGAGTTGTCATACGACGCATAGATGTATCCACTGGCGTAGTAGAACCCAACGTCGGTATTGCTTGAGAATCCATAGGACGGAGCCGATGCACTGCCGTCAGCACCACGAATCTGCGCTGCAAACGTCGATTCGCCAGTGGCCGCAATCGTCAGCCTTGCAGTGTTGTTGGTGACGATCTTGAGGGCGTCGTTGGACTGTGTTCCAAGATAACCTGCATCGCCAGTGATTGACTGGACCTTGGTGTTGACCGTCCCATCTAGGACGGACAACGACGGATTGGTGGAACCAGTGACGCGCGCAACGCCAGTGCCATTCGGCCTGATGAAGATAGACCCATTGGTCATCTCGTTCTGCAGCGTCATGTCTGAAGTGCCACCGCTGCTGTACCCGAAGAATCCAGACCGCGTGCTTTGCGATCCGGAGTCTGCGTAGAACGCAATGTACACGTGGTCTTGAGTCGATCCAGCGTACAAATTCAGCAGCTGCGCGGCACCAGCGGTCATATTGATCGCGGATGACGTAAGGAGCAGGCGTTCAGTCAGATTGTTGAGAGACGACCCAGTAGAGCCACCCGGCCCAGTGCTGAATACGATGCTGCCACTTGCGCCGGTGCCAGTGCCGCGTCCGGCATTGATGTTCAGCGTCGAGCCGGTCACGTCGGTACCAGTGGCATTAGTTGCCCGCACTGTGTACGACGATGCAGCACCAGTGGCGGGGCCAATGACGACGTTGCCATCAGATGCGACCAGCGTGATCGCAGGGATCATGTTGGTCGCAGTAAAGTTGCCGGTCGTCAGGTTGACAAAGCCAAACTCACGAGTGCCGACTGACGACACAAAGCTTTCGTAGTACGGCCGGTAGGAATTCGTGGACGTTACCGTACCTGCACGTTCACCAGTGTAAACACCGTTTTCGATGTACTGATAAACAGGCGCGTTACCAGAGACGACGTACCAGTCCTGCTCTGCCGCAATGCCACCGTTGCTGCGACGCATGCGCAGTCGGTAGCTTGTCGAGTTTGTTACGTCGCCAATGTCGAGGAACGACTGGCCGGCATCAAGGCGAGTCAGCGTGGCCGCTCCAGTATTGACTGTCAGGCCGCTGGAGATCATCGTCATCAAGTTGGTGCCGCCAGAGCCGGGGTCATTCTCAGTGCTGCTATGCACACCATTGAGATGCCACGAAAACCGCTGCCCAGATCTGAAATAGATCGTTCCAGCCTGCACGCCTAGCGCATAGGAAGTACCCCATAGCTCCAGCATCTGACGAGCATTGCTGCCAAACGACAGTTTCCTGTCGGGGCTAATGCTTACGTTGCCGTTGAACGTGGCTGTGCCAGAGCCGTCAAAGGTATACGTCGGGTTGTCGGTCGTATTACCAAAAATAAACCCGGTCAGCGCGAAACCGCTTCTATTGAATTGAATGGCGTACTTGCTGTTTGCGCCAGTGCTGTCATAAGCACGCACTGAAAACATTGAGGCATTGCTAACTAGAGCCCATCGCTGGTTATCGGCGCTTTGGTCTGACTCAATGAACTGAAGTATTGGCGCTGCAGTTTGCAGCGTCAGTGACGTTCCGTTCATGGTTACATTGCCACTTCCGGGGAACGTGATCGTCTGGTTCAGTGTTGCGCTGCCAATGCTGATTGCAGAGGCAGAGCCGGCCAGCACGTTGGTGCCGTCCGTCCACCAGTCAGCACCAATACCAAGACGCACCGACGTAAGCGTTTCGGCATTTCCGAGGAAACCGATACCGCCCATTCTGGTGCCGCTGCTATTGCGTGCTACCGATCCGCGCGCCCATCCACCAGTTACGGTGGTTTTGGTCGTGACAAAGTAGCCATTGCTATCTATGTCGAGCCTTGGGACCGTGGTCGTGCCTTCCACGATGAAGCCGGCACCACTGACGACTCCAGTAGCAGAAAGCGTGCCGGAAGTAGATAGACCGCCAGAACCGACAATGACTGCGTTGCCAAGCTCGTTCAGGTACAGAGGCTTGGTGTTGTACGACTGGATGCGCGGGGCTGAAGTGTCAGCCGTCGCGGCTTCGATACGAACATCCCAAGTGCCAATCGGCGCGAACGTCGCTCCACCACGTGCCGTGAGCGCGCCGTTGATGGTCGTCGCCGGCGTGATCGTCACTGCGCCATTGGACGAGGCGACCGCAAGAACGTCGCCCTGATAGACGCCAGAGTCGTTGTAGTACGAGAGCGTCAGGTTGTCGTCAGTAGAGTTGCGCTCGTACAGGTTGAACCGGGTGACGTTGCCCTCGTTCTGGAACAGGATGCCGGCGTACTCAGTGTCAACGCTCTTGCGGAGCTGCAGATACGTAGAACCAGACGTAGCCTTCCAAGTATTTGACGTGGCGGTGAACGTGTTTGACGCGTCGCGCAAGGCCACGTTGCTGGACAGCCGCGCATCCGCCACTGTGCCAGTGGACAGGTTGCTGGCGTTCAGGCTCGTGAGCGATGCGCCGCTACCAGAGAACGTCGTCCCGGTGACAGTGCCAGAGAAGATGACGTTTCTGGTGGACGCCTCGATATTCATCGCCCAGCCAGCAGTGCCATTTCGGTCGTAGATGCCATATCTATCGCCGGGGCCAGCCAGCACAAAATCGACACCAGCCGTCAGCACTGAGTTGACCAGCCTGAACCGCTGCTCGCGGCTGATCGCAGACGTAGAGCCCAGCGTGAACGTGCCAGTAGAGTCAACGCCACTGTTGAACAGGTGAGTCGCAGCGGTCACAGTGACGTTGCCGCCCAATATGAACGCACCGGCAGACGTGATCTGCAGGCGATCAGCAGATGCAGTCATGTCCCTGATGACGAAGGAACCGCTGCCGGGGAGGTCGTACAGAATCTGCGCTTGGTTGCCTGACGATGGAGTGATGCGGACCTGCGCCGCACCGCTGGCCGGAGCCACTGTAAACGTCTGGGCAGCGACCGTCTGGCTTACTGAAAAGTTGTTGTCGGCGTTCCGCAGCGCCACATTCGAGGACAGGCGGGCATCAGCAACAGTGCCAGTAGTGATGTCTCCACCAGAATGCACGTGCGATGCAGCGGCATAGTTTGAGTCGGCATAGTTGACCCATGCCGTGCCGTTATAGCGCAACACGTTGCCGGTCACTGCCGACGTGATGGTCACGTCTGTCAGATCATCAAGCGCCGGACTTCCAGCGACCGGAGGAGCCGCCCACGATCCATCAGCCCGCAGGAAGTTGGTGGTGCCACCTCCGGATGCCGGAACGAGACCCTTCAGGCCGGACGTGAACGTATCCAGTAGCGTGGTTGCCTGCGTACCGCTCAACACCTCGGTGTTGCCAGTGCCGGCAGTAACGCGACCAAGGAACGAGGCAGTAGCGATCTGCTGGATCTTTGTCAGCGACACCACATTGGTGCCGATGGTGAACGTGCTGCCAGACTGAGAAATGTCGCCGCCGACCGTGATTTCCTCGACGGACCCAGCGCCAGCCGTGGACCTGCCCAGCAGGCGATTGGTCGCGGAGACGTTCTGGATCTTGCCGTAGGTCACCGACGAATTGGACAGGTCGGCACCGCTGCCAGACGTTGCGATGGCCGCGAGGCCGGTCACAGTAGTGGACGGGATCGTCCCAAAACCGAGAGCGCCAGATGCGCGGCGGAGAACGTGACCGTCACTAGCAGCAACAATGTCAGCCAGAACACCAGTCGTGCCAGCGCTACGACCAAGCACCGACGTTGCTGCAGCGTCTTGGATCTTCGAGTAAGAAACCGCTCCACTGTCAACAGTCCACGTAGCGCCGCTACCGCTGACGGTGATGTCTCCCTTGTCTCCATCAGTAACACCACCGGTCGGCGGTGCCACCCAAGTGCCATCCGCGCGCAGGAAGTTGGACGTGCCACCACCACTGGCCGGGGCAAGGCCGGCATCTGAACTGGAGACCAGCGGGAGCGTCACGTCCGCGCCGGTGCTGCTCGTCAACAGTCTGGTCGATGCCGTGTAGCCGAGGTCGGTGACGCCCGGAGGGGCAGCCCACGTTCCGTCTGCGCGCAGGTAGTTGGTGGTTCCACCGCCGCTGGCCGGAGACAGGCCTGCGTCAGCGCTGCTGAATAGCGGCAGGGTGACATCCGCCCCAGTGCTGCTGGCCAGCAGGCGAGTCGAAGCCGTGTAGCTGAGATCCGTGACCCCGGGCGGCGACGCCCATGTCCCATCAGCCCGGAGGTAGTTGGTCGTGCCGCCGCCGGAGGACGGCGCTAGCCCCTTCAGCCCAGAGGTGAAGGTGTCCAACAGGGTCGTGGCCTGCGTGCCCGTCAGCGCCTCCAGAGCGCCCGTGCCAGCGGTGATTCGGCCAGCGATCCTCGAAGTCGGCACGCTGCCGACATCCGTGTAGCCGATGTCGTCCCATGCAGGCGCAGCGGAGACCGTTCCAGTGCCCGTCTGCCTCAGCCAGCGACGGCTGGTCGTGGTGTTGCCGGGCAGCGCCGACAGGGTGTCCGTGGCCGAGGCGTAGAGGATATTCCCAAGGGTATAGCCGCTAAGCCCAGTTCCACCCTGCGGCGTGGACAGCACGCCAGTCAGGTTTGCGACGTTCCGGTAATAGGCCGAACTCTGGCCGTCCAGCAGGTCGGCATCCAGACCAGACCCGGAGCCATCAACCGTCAGCAGCAGCGACAGCAGCTGGGATGCCGTCAGTGACGCACCAGTTGCGCCAGTGACGAAGCGAGTGCCATCCCATACCAGCGTATCGCCCGGATTGGGGCCGCCCGTGGAAGGGTCTACATCGCCGAGGCCAAAGATCGACTCGCTACTGAGGCTCGTCAGGTACGAGCCTAGCCCGGAGATCTCACTGGCGTCGTGGGTATGCCCGACCAGCGCATACCGATCTGACAGTGACTCCTCCTCGGGGTCATCGTCCGCATAGGCGATCGTTTCCAGCGCCTGCAGGCGGCGCTCCACGATCGATGAAAACTGCCGCATCTTGTAAGGGACATACGTCTCCTCGTGGAATGCCGGCAGGGTTTCCGCGTTGCGCTGTCTGGTCATCCACGCTTACCGTGCGCTCCGGCCCGGCCGCGCCAGCGACCAGAGCGCCAGCGGTCGCCGATGGCCGATGATTCAAGCCGCAGCGCAATCTGGCGGGCCATGACGCGCAGGCTGATCTTGCGAGTACCAGAGGACACCGGATACGGCCCCTTCGAGACCAGCACTGGATCCTGAGGGTACTTCCGGCCGCGCATGCTGACGTTGACCGTCCCTTCCAGCGTTAGGAAGTCAGGGATCAGCTGGCTGACGTGCATCAGCTCCTCGCCAGCCTCTGGGAGTTCCATCATGAACGACTCGATGAAGGCAGTCATCGGCTGCCCGTCAGCATCGACGCCTACCTCGTGCTTGTACAGGTAGCCATCCGTGCTGGCCGCATACGGCTTCTCGAACACCGGCGAGCGATCCTGCCATGCCGTCCGGGTCATCGAGCCGTAGGTCCACGTACCTTCCTCGTAGTTGAAGGCGACGTAGCTGTTCACCTCGTCAGCAGCGCCACGGAATGCCGGGCTCACCAGCGTCCCGACCGGGCCAGCCCGGAACGACTCGACCGAAAACGCCCCCACAGCAGTGCCGGCAGAGCCGATGGTTGCCAGCGAGAAGCCGACCGTCTTGCCGCTGCCATAGGTCGAGTATGCGGCAATCTCGGTGCTGCTCAGCGTGACTGCGCCGACCTGCTGGGTCGTGCCACTGGCCTCGTCGTACAGCCACGCAGTCAGCACGTTGGCGCTGCGCCTGACGATCAGGCCATAGGTTCTGCCGACAGTGATGGTGATCGGTGTCGGCAGGGTGCTCAGCGTTACCGTGACATTGTTGTCGAGGGTCGCGAACGCGCCATCCGCACCACGCTTTGACCAGCGCACCTGATTCTGCTGGCCACGCAGCTCCACTGCTAGGCCGAGGAAATTCTCGGCCGACGTGCCATTGACCGTCGCGAAGTCGGACACATAGGGCAGGATCGACAGGCCGCCATCGCCAGTGATCGAGTTGACGGTGAACATCACCTCGAACTCAGCAGCACTCATGTCGTCCAGCGGCGCGCTGGTTTTCAGCAGATACGCCGCATCGACATTGCTGGCGGTGTAGGTGCTCAGCTCGACAAAGCCGCCAGTGTTGTAGGCGATCGTGTAGTCTGGCGAGCCGATCATGGACTGCGTGTCCCACGAGTCGGTCTGCGCGTCGAGCGAGAAATCAGCAGTGAGCCACAGTGACGGATCGTTGGCAGGGTAGAACCACCAGATCTCGTTGAACTCGCGGTTCAGCCCACAGTACACCTTGTCCTTCTGGCTGACGGTCAGGTTGTTGTAGACGTAGTTGCGCACGTCGCACGGCAGCACCCGCAGCACACCGTCGTACATGTAGAAGTTGGCCTCGCCCATCATGAACACACGGTAATCAACGGCAATTGCCGCCATGGGTCCGAGGATCGAGACGTTCTCGCCGATGGTGTTGAGGGCAAACACGTCTGGCGGCCCGACAGCCACCAGCGAGTGCATGGACACGTCAGTCCAGAACACGATCTCGCCACGAGCGCGGACGGCCGTGATTAGCTTCGAGCCACGGTAGAGGCGGATGTCGTCTGCGGTGTTCAGGTTGTTGGGGATCCAGTCGTTGAAATCCTCCTGCGAGCAATACCTGATCAGCAGCGGATCGAACCTGTTGTTGAAGTAGTCGTAGCTGCCGAACGAGATGATCTGCCGATCGCGCTGCGAGACCAGCACGAAGTTGTTGAACAGCGGAGTCCCGGCAGCTTCGAGCCTGACGGCACGCGACGTTGGGCCATTCGTCCTGTCCCACCAGTAGATTGCGCCGCCGCTCGGGGAGGCAATCAAGTCCTCGCCCCAGTTGTCCAGCGACCACGTGCGCAGCGAGATGACGGTCGCAGACACCGTTCTCGGCGTGCCCCACGTGCCGACGCTCCAGCGGCCAGTGCCCCAGCCCCGGCCAGTCACGTTCGACTCGCTGCCTACCGTGATCTCGTACTGCGCCTCGACCGTTCCACCGCCGGTAGCCGTGGAGCTGGCATTGCTGCTGGCCGTGATCGAATACGTGTCCTGCGTCAGCACCGCAGTGACGCGGTATTCGCCATCGATGGTCAGGCCGCCGACAGCCGTTGCGCCGTCGAAAGTGACGTAATCGCCGATCTGCGCGCCATGCGCGGCATCAGTGACCACCACCGTTGGCTGGTTGATGGTCGTGGCAAACGGGCCGGTAAGGGTGGCCGTGCGGCGAATCGGGGTGATGTTGTAGAGCGTGCCGTCCTGATACAGGTACAGCTTCTGCTCAGTGGCGATGGCGGACCATTTCTTGCCGTCCAGCGACACCCAATCGATGATCTTCCGCGCCGTGCCAAGCAGCGGATCGTCCGGGTTGATCTTGACCCATCCGCCGATCTTTTCAGGCAGGCCTTTGCGGAAGCGCACCTTGTCAACCTTGTGCCAGCGACCCTGTGCGCCGCGCTCGGTCTCCTCGGTATAAACGCCAGCCGCGATAGGCAGGTTGAAGATCTGCTGCTGCGTCACTAGCTGATACTCCCGCCCGGAACTGAATAGCTGCCAAGCAGCCGGCCTTCGCTGGTCAGGGTGGAGAGGTTCTTGGCTCCAGTCAGGGTGACGACAACGCCACTGACTCTGCCCAAGATGGCATAGCCTGCAGCACCGCCGGCGCCGCCATTCTTGCCAGTGTCCGCGCCATCAGTGCCAGCAGATCCCCAGTTGCCGCCAGCTCCACCATCTGCCGCCCCAGTGCCACCAACACCCGGGGCCGTGATGCTGCCTGCTGTGCCGTCAGTGCCATTCACCCATTCGCCAGCACCGCCGGGGGCGTTGTTGAAGCCGCGACCACCGCCGCCGCCTGAGCCACCGTTGCTGGAGATTGCGCCAGCGCCACCACCGCCACCACCGCCACCGCCATACAGGTAGCCGTCATCGATGTTCAGGCTGATGTTGCGGCTGAGCAATAGGGCTGCGCCGCCTGCCTGCCCGGGGCCGCCGTCCATCGCAATGCCGTCATCGGCATAGCCGCCATCGCCGCCTTGCCCGCCAGCGCCAACGACTTGCGCCGATCCGCTGACGACAATGCCGACAGAACTGCCAGAGGCAAAATCGTTGGAGACGATGACCATCGCGCACTTTGCCGCGCTATTGATCGTTAGAACGACAGAAGTAGGCTCTGTTGGATAGCCGCACTCGCGATACAGGTCATAAGCGCCAACATACGAGCGACCATCGACAATCGTGGTGTAGCCGGTAACAAGATCAGAATCGATGACCAGATTCTTGCTTCCGCCACCGCCGACCATCAATGGGAATGGCACGTCCCACATGGTCACACCTTCATGTCGCGATTCATCGCCGCCAGCCACACATCGTCGGCCGCATAGTATTCGGCAGCCAGATAATCTCTAGCTCCGACAGTAGCCGTCAGCGCCGGCACTGCACCACTTGGGAATACCCACTTCGAGCCGAAGGTGATCGTGTATGGGCCGCCAGCACCCTGCTTGATCACGACACGCAGGGTCTCGCCATCAGTACCGCCAGTGGGATTGGCCAGCGTGAAGTTCTGCAACGCTGTCAGGCTGTAGCAGTTCGACAACGCAGCATTGATGGTGATCGATGCGGCGCTGGTCAGGGCAACACGCTGCACGCTTTGGGCTGCCGTGAACGTGTTTGCCGCCGCCAGCCTCGGGTAGCTTGCCGCAACGTATCCGCCCAGCGACAGGGCATTGGTAGCCGTGTCTGCGCTGGTGGCTGATGTCGCCAAGGTGGCGACCGCTGCGCCAACACCATACACGTTGGAGCCGTCGCAGTAGACGATGTACGGCACATTCGCCGGCAGCAGGACGCCGGTGCCAGCGGCAGTCTTGATGGTGACGTTCTGCCCGCCGGTGGTCCGGTTGTTGACCACGTAGCACTTGGTCAGCGCAGGCACGTTCACGTTGCGCGCCACGCCGGGGTTTCCGGTGACCTCGATGATCGCGCGGCGCGACTGGTCGGCGGTGCCATTGAGGGCCGACAGCGTTGCGTCGCCGCTGGTCACCGACACCGAAGTCAGGCCGGCAATCGCATCTTCCAGCAGATCGAACACGGCATTGGCGACATCGCCCCACGTCGATTCGTTCTCACCGGCGTTCTGCAGCGTCAACCGCAACAGGTCTGAATAGCTCGGCATGGCTTACCTCGCAATGGTCGGCTGTGCCGGCACTTGCATGGGGGTCAGTTGGTAACGGGCTCGCAGCAGATCATAGAGGTAGCGCTTGGCGATCGGCAGCGCCTCTGCGTACTGCTGCGTCCAGATCTGGATGCGGTCGTCCGCCTTCAGGAAACCCTCGGCCTCCTGCTTGCAGGCCTTGAACAGCAGGTCTGGCAGGGCATCGCCAAGCCACGTGGTTGCCACCGTGGTGGACAATGGCGGCGGATCGATGCTTCCAGTGCAGGTCACCGCATGGGTTGCGGCCGGCACTGGTGCCAGCGTCCACTGCGTCTCAGACAGGTCGGCGTAGTACAGCGGCGGGCCGCCGGTCGAGTTGCCGGCGTAGTCGAGCACGTAATCCAGCGAGCGCTGGGAAAGGATCGTCTGCCTGCCTGCGTTGGTGTAGCGCAGCGTGGAAAAGGCGATGATCCCGGTAACCGAGGGCTTGGTCAGCACCGGGTTGCCATTGGCCGTGTTGGAGCTTCCGCTGCCGACAAACAGCGCCAAGTCTAGGTCGCGGCAGACGCGACGGTGGGCGATAGCAACCAGCTGCTCTATCGAGCCGGCAAACTCAAGCCCGTCGTCCTCCATCCAGTTCTGCAGGTTCTGAACCAGCGTCGTGTAGTTCATGGTGGCCCCTCAATTCAAGATGCCGTTGCCGTTGGGGCCAATATAAACCGGCCCGCCAGCAGGCGCTGGGGCCTCCAAGTGAGGGCAGGATTGCAGTGGAACCGCGTAGGTGGGCTCGGTCAGCTCAGCGCCGACGAACAGCAGCACCCAGCCAATGACTGCCTCGTCCTCCAAGATGCCAACCCAGATGGGCGTGCCGTAGGTCGCGACCACTGCGTCGTTGACCAGCAGCCGGTGCATGCCGTCCTGCAGATCGACAGCCAAGGTCGTGGTCGCCTGATACAGCAGGTTTGGCGTTGCGTCGCCAAGCACGCCTTCGGTCGGCGGCGCAGAAAACTCAGGGGATGGACGGTGCAGCGAGCTGCTGTCGGTCGCCACGACGGGCGACTCCTGCGGGTGCTTCGGCTCGTACCAGTCAGGGGCCACCATCAGCCCCTTGACGTGGCCGTCCTCGACCAGATCCCGGTACGGAACCCGCTTGCCAGACCGCTGACATTCTGCGAGGGCGCGATCACCTCGCGCGTAGCGGCGGCTGGCCATTAGCGGATCCTTGCGCCACCCCTGCCGCGATGGGTCGGCACCAGCCGGATGTCGCCGGGCTCACGCTGGGCTACCGTGGCACGCTTCAAGGCCCTGCCAGCCTTGAGCCACAGTTTTTCCTCCAGCTCTGGCGTGGCAAACTTCTCGGCCAGACGCGCGGCCAGCCCGCTGGCGAAGGCGTCGTACAGGTAGTATGGGATGTCGGCGTTGAGCGACGCAGTGTCGCTGTCCTCGAACTGGACCAGCAGGTCCATGACCAGCTCGTCGGTCGAGTTCTCTGGCACCGGCCACACCGTGATCGACAGCTCGTCGCGCTGCTTGTCCACGAAGTACTGGTCAGGACGCCCAGTGATGTCCTTGCTCGGGATGTTCAGGTAGTCGGAGCGGGAGATCAGCGACAGCGGCGTGTCGCTATTGTCTCGCCGCAGGACCACGCCAAGGACATCGATGACGTTGCTGCCGAACGGGTCGCCAATGTCATCGCCGCCGGTATAGACACTCTGCCCGGTCGTCAGCGTGAATGACACCTGACGAATGCGGAACTCGTGATGCTCCTCGGTCGCCCAGTCAGCCACCATGAAGCGCATCGAGCGCCGCGCGGATTCGATGTGCCTTGCCGTCAGCAGTGCAGCATCGATCCGGCAGCGCTCGAACGCCTCATCCACCATCTCGGCGATGACGGGGTTGAACAGGTAGCGCCCGGAGGTTGCCATCAGCCATCCGCTTCCTGATTGACGTAGATGTTGGCAGAGCCTGCACCGGCGAGGACAACACGCAGGCTGTCGATCGGGAAATCGACCCGGTAGCTGCCATCAGTCGCTGCGGTGATCGCCTGCCACGGCGCGCTTGCCGCAGCCACCCCGTTGTCAGGGGCGTTGATCGGCCCGCCATTTGCCGGCGACGCACCCATCCGGATGTTGGCATTCGTCCACGACACTGACGTGATCGTCAGCCCCGACAGCTCGATCTCGCAGACCGTATTGACCACTTCCCGGTTGACCGGGATGTAGTACGTTCCGGCTGCAGCTACAGCCAGCCTGATAGGACGCATGACTCACCCCCTATCAGTCGTTGAGCTTGAGGTCGTCCTGCATCAGGTAGCCGATCAGGAACGTCGTGGTGCCGCCCGTCGCAGCAGACGCACCAACACCAGCCTGCACCTCGGTGTCAGCCGTGAGCGCAGCGCCAAGCGACGCGCCGGACGTGACCAGCGCAGTCGAGAGGGTGTCGGCGTCAAGCTCATTCGCCAGACCGGCAGCGGCGCCGCCAGCCAGCTGAACGTCGATGGTCGGGTTGGTGCCGCCGGTCGCCCCGCCAAGGGTGATCAAGTGCAGCGGAATCGCACCCTTCGGCAGGATGCGCTTGGGCGTCATCGAGCCCATGGCCTGCGTCGGGGTCACCTGACAGCGCAGGTAGTTCATGGTAACGCCCGGCGAGGCCGGGGTCTTGGAATCGGAGTTGCCGCGCTGCCGAATGTAGCCGGCGAAAGTCACTCTCTTGCCCATCTGTCGTCTCCTGTCCCTTGCGGGTCGTCAGGGCTTAAGGGAGAGGGGGGCCTCTCGGCCCCCCTCAGGTCGCTCAGTTCACACCGCTCGAACCGAACACGCCACGGTAGTCGCTCCAGCCGAAGCTGTAGCGCTCACGCGCCTTGTAACGCATGTTCCCCGTCTCGAAGTCGCCTTCGAGGCCGCGCTGGATGTTCTTGCGCACCATGTGCTTCAGACCATCCGGGCAGTCGGTCTTGATGAACCATGCGTTGGAGTCGGTCAGGCGATGGTTCTGGGCCATGCCACCGGGCAGCATGCCCATCGACCGGATCGCATTCACGTCGTTGTCAGCCGTGCCCGGGCGACCCGTCGAGGCGAGCAGGCGCTCGGCAACGAAGATCAGGTCCGGGGGCACGATCAGACGCTGGCCGCGAACAGCGACCGGAATGCCACGCTCGTCCACGAACTTGCTGATCGCGATCAGCGCCTCCTCCAGCGAGGTCTCGCTGAGATCGGCCTGCGTCGCGAAGGTGTTGGACTGCGTGCCACCACCGAACAGCGGATGCGAGGTGCTGAACAGGGCAACACCGTCACCACCCGGGAACGAAGCGCTGAAGCCATTGTTGAGGATGGCCGCACCCTTCACTTCCTTGGTGTGCTGCATCGAGCGAGCGAGAGCGCGGGCGTACTTCTGGCCGACGCTGCCATAGAGGTTGTCCTCCTCGGCCTCCTCGGTGATGGCGAACGCCAGCGCGATCGTCTCGTGGACGTAGCGGGACACGAATGCCTCGCCGCCCATGTCGTAGGCGACCGGGGCACCCTCCGGCTTGACAGGGGCACCAGCCAGACCCGCGAGGAGGACATCCTCCTCGTATGCCTTGCTGGAGTTGGCGACATCGAAGATCGGCCGCCACTCCTGCTCGTACCGGCGATACTCCAGACCGAAGACCGTGTTGAGGCCTTCCTGAAGCTGCTTGCGGAACCGTGCGCGATTCATGACGCTCATGGTCAGTTACCTCCTTAGACTGCCGTCGCCAGAGTCGCCGCGAAGCGCTCGTGACGGACACACTGGAGTTCGACCTTGGCGTAAGCGCCATACTCCGAAAGAGCCCCAGCCACAGCATCAGGCAGCAGCCCGATGACGCGGAACTGGTCACCCGTGGTGATGGTCACCGTGTCGCCGGAAACGCCGGTCAGTGCGTTGCCGGTGCCAACCACGAGGTCGGCAAACAGGTTGACATCAGCCTCAGCGATGGTGGCGATCTGAGCGCCGAAGATGATGTTTGGGTCTGCGTAGACCCAAGCAGTCGCCTTCTGCGTACCCAGAGTTGCGGTGCCAGACTTCCACTGCTTGGCGAACTGAACGTCGCCATTGGCATCGATGTACTGACAGCCGGCGAACACGCCGAGGATATCGGCGGCATTGGTGGCGCGCTGGATGTTCTTGCCAGTGCCGGTCGAGCGGACGACATCTCCGAGGAAAATGTCAGCCGTAAGGCCGGAAGCAATCGTGAACTCCTCCAGACGGATCACGCCACCAGTGCCATGACGCACCGGCCACAGGCCGCGCGGAGCATTGACATTGGCCATACGTTACCTCATTCGTCGTCAGCGACTTCCACGCGTCTGCGGGAAGGGTGGCTTACCGACGTTTTGTGATCCTTGAAGATCGGATGGCCTTTCACCTGCGAATTCGTCAAGTCATGCTCCACGCCGACCATCTGCATCTTGGTCTGGTCGGCAATGTGCCGACGCTTTTCAGCGAGGACTGACTCTGGGATTTCCATCAGGATCAGGTCATCCACCACGATCATTCCCTCGTTCTTGTTCGCGAAGTTGGCGAATACGCGCCACTCATCTGGCAACGAATCCGGGCTGCGCGGACGCCAGCCCTCTCGCCACACACGATTCAAGTTCTTGGGATCGGCCTCACCCCGGACCGTTCGACGGATCCACCGTTGCACCATCCCCGGTCGCGCCGGCGGCGCGTCTAGGCTGGTCGGGCGGACCCATGGAGCGCTCCCGCTCGGGTGGGTGGCATTTACATCCGAGGTCTCGTCCACACGAGTCTCGTGGGCATGGACGACGCCATGCTCGGTCACTACGGCTTGCTCAGCGGCAGTTTTCCTGTTCATCAACGGCTCCTCGCGTAACGACGCTGATCTGCCTCGGCCTCGCGCTTGTTGCGCGCGAATTCACGAAGCGCCTCAGGGTCGTTGGGATCAAGTCCGAATCGGATCATGGTCTCGCGATCTTCGCCGGTGATCTCAACCTTGTTCCCTGAACGACGGATCGGGCGCTCATCCTCTGCCCCTCCAAGCGGGGCAACTGGTGACCTGATCGGACGACGCTCCCGTGGCTGGTCACTGTCGAACAGCTCGGGCACCTTGTCCTTCAGTCGCCGGTCCAGCTCCTCGAAATAATCGGGGTCTGTCGGCGAGAACCCATCCTCGTACACCTCGCGATCGATCCGATTGGCAAGGCGAGTCTGCCTCTCAAAACCTCTCTTTCCATACCAATCGGCGTTCGACTTTACCCACTTGGTGACCAAGGGATTGGTCTCCGACCGCTTATCGGCGACTTTACCAGCTTCGCCGTTCCGTTCAACGGTTTCCGTGGAACTATCGTCTTCCTTGTTCAGCAGGGTGGTGATGCGCTCAGCCTTGAGATCGGTGAGCTTGGAGGTCAGCCGCACCTGATCTGAGGTCTTGCCTGACTCGATGGCATCCTCAAGCGCCTTCTCAGTAGCCGAGATCTGGTCATCGATTGCCTTGACCGTCCGCTCGCTGGTGACGCGCCGCGACTCTGCCAGCTGCTGCGACATCTCGTCGGCTTTCTGCTTCCAGTAGTCGCGCTCCTCGGCCGCCTTCTGCTTGGCTTTGCGCTCACGGTCGATGCGCTTACGGACACGCTCGGAGTAGTCGTCATCGCTCTCGTCAGAGCCCTGCTCCTCGTCATCGTCCCGGCCGATCATCGGCTTGGCCTTGGCAGCGTCAGCCTCGTCGGCCTCCTCGCCATCGCCAGCCCGGCCATCGGGCTCGGCCTTGCCCTTCGGGTCGTCCTGTTCCAGACGCTTGATTCCGAAACGCTCGTCTTCCTTGTCGAGGTCAACCTGCACGACGCCTTCATCAGGGGATCCGCGCAAGTCCTCGAACACGATCTCATGCTTGGGCATGGCGATCACCTCACAGGTAGTACTTGAAGTCCTGCGGACCATCCACGATGGCCAGCACCGCATCGTCATTGGTGATCACGAAACGGGCACCGCCCTTGGTCACGACACGCTGACCACCATAGGTTCCGTAAATCACCCAGTCGCCCACCTTCGGGGTCCGCTCCCATAGCGACATGTCAAGGCCGGAACGGGTCACGGCCTTGTAGCACGCCTCTCCGACAGCGACCACCTTGCCGCAGAAGGTCAGCAGCCGCTCCGATTCGAGCGCCTGCTCGGCAATCAGGATGCCACCCTGCGAGGTGTTCTCGGGCTCGTATGGCGCGATCACCAGCCGCCAGCCAAGTGGCTTGATCGGGCAGGCGTTCAGGTCACGCACCGGAGCCTCGAACGTACACTGCTTGACCGTCATGCCTGAACCCTCTGCTTGGGCTGTCGGGCAGGCTTGATCTCGGGCAGCTCGCCACCCTCGTCGCGGTCCTGCAGATCCTCGATCTGCTTCAGCATCTCCCGGGCGATGGCGACGGCCGCCTCCAGACCCGCACGGTAGCCGCACGACTGCTTGTAGATGGCATAGTCGGGCGCAATCCCCCTGCTCAGCTTCATGGATTCCTCCACGACATTCTGAGACACGATCTTCTCGAAGTCGGTCACGAAACGACGGACTGTGATGCTCATGATTGAATCTTCCTTGCTACCCCCGCCAGACTTGCAAGCAGGGTCTGAAACGACAAGCCGGTCTCAGCGCTGGCACCGGCAAACTTACGGGGGGACACGCCGCGCACGCCACGCTTGCGCAGAAACTCACGTGCCGCCCGCACCTCACTTGGCTTGAGTACCCTTTCCACCTGTCTTCCCTCGCGCTGTCTTTGCCTTGACCTGCGCCATCGCATCCTCGCGACGTTGCTTGGCTGCGGCGCTCTGGTCCTCGCGGTCGATGTTCATCATGACGCGCAGGTTGTCGCGCTCTAGCTCGGCCTCGAACTTCTCCTGCGACCGCTGCAGCTCCAGCTCGTGCTCCTGCTGCTTGCGCGCCTGCTCGGCCTCGAAGGCCATCTGCTTGCGCTGCTCCTCGGCCATGGCCGCCTGCTGCTCTGCGTCAGGCCCCTCCTCGTCCGGAGGCATCAGTTGGATCGGCCCAGCCTGCGCGGCAAACTGCGACATCATCGCATCAGCCTCAGGCGGAAGCTCTGCTTCCTCGCCGGCAGCGTCAAGCTGTAGCGGCGGCAGCTGGCCGTTGGCCATGCGGTTCATCTGCACGTAGTACTTCATGGCGTAATGCTCAGCGAGGTGCGCCTGCATCGGCATACCGACGATCTGCAGCGCATCCTTGTTAAGGCCAGCCATGAAGTTCATGTGCGCCGCAATGTGGGCGTCGTGGTCCTGCTCGACAAACGCCTTGGCCGGGCGACCAGTCAGCATCTTGGCGTTCTCGGTGATCGCGTCGCAGCGCTTGACCTCCTGCTCCGGCAGCAGCAAGTCCTCCGGATCGGCCACGCGGATGCTCTTGAGGAACCTGATGTGGACCTTGCGCCGGTCGTACAGGTCAGGCGACCCAGCCGACAGCTCGATCAACGCCTGCCCCTGCGCGATCCGCTGGGCGGTCGAGAAGATATTCGGGTCGGAGACCGGGATCACGTCCACGCGACCGTCATAGTCCTGCCGCAGGACCATCTTGGCCCCGCCCTCTACCTCGTAGGGGTACTCGTCTGGCAGGAACTCGTGGTTCAGCTCGGCACGCAGCGAGAATTCCTCGGCCGCCGCCATGTGCAGCCGGCGGTGAATGCCGCTGAATACCTTGCTGCCCTGCTCGATCATGGCGATCGTCGTGCCGACCGGAGCGGTGGTCGGGGCCTCTCCGGTCATCGCCTCGGTGGTCGAGGTGAACGACTTGCCGGCCTGCACCAGCGCCTCAAAGAGGCGGGCCAAGGCAGCCGAGGGCTCGCGGAACGGTGGCGTATAGAACGCCCTCGCCAGCTCCTCGGCGGTCATGTTGACCTGCTTGTACACGCCCGGGGCGATGCGCTCGTCGCCCGGCTTGAACTTGGCGTCGCTGGACGCGTAGCCGCCCTGCATGTTGGCGAATGCCGCCGAGTCCAGCAGCGCACGAATCGATGACGACGTGGCCTCGGCCACCGACCCGATCAGATGCAGCAGGCCGAATCCGTAGAACCCGAAGCCGGGCAGGTAGCGATAGTGGGTGAAGTAGATGCGCTTGCGGAAGGTCTGGTCGCCTTCCTTCCAGTTGCGCCTGACGCCAATGACCTGCTGCGTTTCCTTGAGAACCGTGACGATGTACGGCAGCGGATGCTCAGCCATCCCCTCGTCACACGACAGGCTCAGATCGATGTGACATTCCAGCAGCGTGTTCTTGTTGTCATCGTAGTGGGTCGAGGCAGTCCTGCTGTCCGCCTTGTCGATCGCCGCCTGCTCGTTGCTGTCGGTGTCTGTGAGCCAGCCGCCCTGCATCAGCGGCACTTCACGGTAGAACCCTGACGCGAACAGCTTTTTCATCTCGCTGTCGGTCTTGATCATGCGATGCGTGTAGCGCGGCGCTGAGGCAAGATCGGTCGCCACATAGGGCACGATGAAGTCGCTGCTGCGCACGAATCGACTGACCGTCATCTGCTGGATCGGGTCGAAGTAGGTTTTCTTGAAGGCCGACCCACCCAGCGGCAGGTAGAACAGCATCATGTCCGTCTGCCAGAAGTACGACCTGTCTTGGTCGAGCATCTGGTAGTTCATATGCTCACGGACACGCTCCGCCTGCGCCTCGCGATCCGGCGTCCGCTCGCCAACGATCTTGACCTTGGCCGGACCATCAGACGGGAAGATCTCCTCGATGGCCCTCGCTTGGAACTGCACCACGGCTTCGCCGATCAGCGGATAGGTCACCGCAGACGCGCCGTCGAATGGCAGGGAGTCCATCGGGATGTTGTTCAGACCCATCAGCTCCATGGCCTGATCGATGCGCCGCTGCCAGTCCTTGCGCGATTCGATGTCCACATCGACGTACTCGATGATCTTGCTGGCAAGGTTGGCCAGCTCACTTTCCGGCAGCTGGCTGCACAGGTTGCCGGAATGGCCCTCGGAGTCATCCCGGCCAGCGCGGTCAGCGCCGGGGGCGAAGTCCACCACGACATTCTCGCCGCGCCGACTGATCAGGACGCCATCGATCTCGGTCTCGAAGTCGCCAGTATCGTCGGCCGGCATCTCGTTGATGCGTGGCGCATCGGTCAGCACACCATTCAGCGCAGCCATGTTCAGCTCCCGGTCTGCAGCCCGCCATAGGTGCGGACTGGTGTCGATTGGCTCCGATTCAGACTGATGTCGTCGTCGTCGTCAAGGAATCCCGTGTTCCACCGCTTGCGCAGCCACATCAACGCCATGGTCACCGTGTCGGTGATGTCGTCATTCTGGCCGGCTGGGAACTGGGCGCACTCCTCGATCACTTCATCAGCCCACTTGCGTGGAACGTAGAACACGCAGCCGCGCTCCAGCACCAGCGATGCGGCATGTGCGCGCATGAACTTCGAGTCTGTCACCTTCACCGCAGCGACTGGCAGGCCGGCGCGCTTCAGCTCCTGCGCCAGCGAGTGGCCACTGGCTTTCTTCTCGATCAGGATCTTGTCGGGCCGCCACGTCGCCGCAGAGCGTAGCGCCTCGTCGCGCAGGTCTGGGAACGTCAGTCGTTTCTTCAGCCGCTCCAGCATGATGACACACAGCCGCGTCTGGCCCTTGTAGTTGGCCGTCCACGGCAGGTTTGGGTCCAGCCGCTCGGTATGCTCGAACACGCCCCACGTCGTCCGGGCCGAGTAGTCGTTCTCCTCCTCCGGCTCAAACGCGGTGTCGTAGACCTGCAGCACCATGCTCACCGGCGGCAGGTCCACATCCTCCCACCTACGCCAGTGGTGCTTCTTCAGGATGTTGCCGCCCTCGGCCGAGGGGTTCTGCTGGATCTGCGCCTCGAAGGCGCGCTCGGTCATCTCGACGGCCAGCTTAGCCATCTCGTCTGGACCGAATCTGTCTGGGCACAGCAGCTCGTCTTTCTGGGTGCGTGGATCAACGAAGATCACTTCGCCTTTCTTGAGCGGCTTCACATCGTCGCCGACCCTGAACTCGCCCGGCCTGCGGCGAGCGTTCAGCTGCGCCCTGAACGACGCCTTTACGGCACGAGTCACGCAGCGGGTTGCCGGCCTGAAGTACCCCGGCAGGTTCAGATGCACCCAGTTGCCCTGCCCAAGCACGTGGCCGCACAGGTCTGCATGGTGTCCGCGCTGAGCGATGATCACGCGGCCTACCCGCTTGGGGTTGTTGGCGCGGGTGCTCATGACGTTCTTCCACCAGTCGATCACGCCCTCGCGGATCGTGTCCGAGTGGATTTCCTTCATGTTGTGCGCGTCGTCAACCACGATGCGGTCGCCGCCCTCGCCAGTGGCTGCGCCGCCCACCGACGTGGCCAGCCGGTAGCCGCTGTGGTCGTTGTCGAAGCGCTTTTTCTGGTTAAGGTCGCTCGACAGGCTGAACACCGACCCGTAATGCTCTTGATACCACGGTGACTGGATCAGCCGGCGGCACTTCACCGAGTCACGGATCGTCAGATCTTGGGCATAGGTAGCGAACAGCCACTGCGAGGACGGTGCCCACGTCCACTCCCAAGCAAGCCACATTACCGCCACGATGGACGACTTGCTGTGGCGCGGCGGGATATTGATCAGCAGGTCATCGATGTCGCCCAGCGAGACATAGGTCAGATGGTCGCATATCGCATCGATGTGCCACCCCGGGACGAACTGCTTGCCCGGCTCCACGACATGCCACGCGCCACGGACGAAGGCGCGTAGCGAGCGGCGCATCGCCTCCGCCTCGATCTCTGTCCAGAGCTTGGTGACATCCTCTTGGACGACTGCGCTCACGGTGGCATGGGCTCTTTCTTGAGGTTGGCGATGATGTCTTGAGCTGCTTCCTTCCAGAATTGCAGGGCGTGCTGCTGGTATTCCTGATTCCGCGCGTTGAGCGACGGGTGCATTGCATAGCCCCACGTCGCCGCGAAGTTGCACCGATAGCCGTCGTTGTGCGGCGCATTGGCCTTGCGCCAATCAGCAGACAGGTAGTAGAACCAGAACTCACTCACCGGAGGCCACTGGTGAGTCAGGTCACCATAGGCACGGCACGACGCCCAGTGCGGCGCTACGATCTGGCAGCTGGCCCCGGGCTTCAATACCCGGTACAGCTCGTTGACGAAGTGAATCCTGCCAGCGGCGTCGAAGTGCTCGATCACGTGGTGCGCATTGGCCTCGTCCACGGAGTCGTCATCGAAGGGCCACCGCTCGCGCAGGTCGGTCACGATGTCCACGCCGGTGGCAGGCCTGATGTCCACGCCGACGAAGCCTTCTCGCTTGTTGGGGCCGGCACCAAGGTCGATCCGCAGCGGCTGCTGAACCACGTCGTTCATGCGGTCACCCTCAGGCGCGGCTGCGGCGGCGACAGCCAGTGGTCGTTCTTCAGGCTCCAGTCCACGATGTGCTTGATCTCGTCGTAGATGTCGATCGACGGACGCCAGCCAAGGCTCGCCATCAGCGACCCGTCCAGCGCATAGCGCAGGTCATGGCCGGGGCGGCTCGAATGGAAGTCCACCATCTCGTAGTCCAGCGGCTTGTTCATCGCCGTCGCGATCATCCGCGCCATCTGCAGGTTGTTGATTTCCTTGACGCCGACAATGTTGTACTTGCCGCCGAATTCCCTGAAGCCATCGCTGGCCGACATCAGGAAGATCAGCGCACCGGCCACATCCCTGACCGAGATGTAGTGCCGGCTGCCAGCCTTTGTCCGGGTCTTGTCAGAATGGATCGTCACCGTCCGCGAGTCGCGGACCTTGGAGATCGTCATCGGCACGAACTTCTCCGGGTGCTGCATCGTGCCAACCACGTTCATGGTGTGCGTGATGATCACCGGCAGCTTGTAGGTGTTGTGGAATGCCAGCGCCAGCTCCTCGCCGCCAGCCTTGGTCGCGGCATACGGATTGCCAGACTTGTAGCGATCCCACTCACGGTAAGCCACACCCTCAGGCGCAGGACCGAACACCTCGTCAGTGCTGAAGTACAGGAACGACTGGAGGTACGGCAGCGTGCGCGCGTAATTCAGCAGGCTGCACGTCGCCACCACGTTGTCCATGACGAACGACATCGGATCCTCGATGGACCGATCGACGTGCGTCGCAGCAGCTAGGTGCATGATGCTGTCGATATGGCCGATCTGGTAAGCCAGCTGCCCAGTGATCGGCGACTTTAGGTCGTGGTAGATGAACTTCACCCGGTCCATCGGCAGGTTCAGCTCAGCCAGCCTGTTGAGGTTGCCCGACGAATCAAGCCGGTCGATCACCACAAAGTGCCACTGCGGGCAGGTCTCGACCATCTGCTGCAGCACGTGGCTGCCAATGAAGCCGGCCCCGCCAGTCAGCAGGATCCGCTTGACGTTACTCAATCGGTGATTGGACATCTCTGATTCCCCCTTGTCACTGACGCAGCCAGACGGGTGCGTATCCAGCCATCAACTCACGTACCTCAATCCCAACGGCACCGCATCCAAGTGACGTTCCGGTGCCACTGAGTACATCACTATAAAACAAACCATTGATATGGTTGTTGTCTGTTTTATCACCGAATCCGTGGATCATGTAGTCGGCAACAACTGACGTGGCGGATAGCGCAGTATCCGAGCCAGCTACGATGATTGGCGATCCAGCACTCAGCGCATTCACTATCCAGTGCAGGGCGCGCGAGTTGTTGAATGGAGTCTGGTCGAGAGTGACCGACAGGCTGCCATCTCCAGAATTCGAGTTTGACCCAACCCCACCAATTGGCGAGTCTGCAGCGCCATACACAGCCCACAAACCAAGTCGGTAAGCCTGAATATCCTTGCCGCCAGAGCCCAGCGTGATGGTGAAATCAGCCAAAGCCGGCAGATGCAGCGCTGACCAGACACGGATTGCCGCAGCGCCAGAACCAACGGTCAGCTCGCGTTGCGATGTCCACGACATGCCCAGCGAATCTGAGATGGTCAGGTCAGTAGCAGCAAGACCAGCCCTCGACGCATGGACTGCCATGGATCCAGCAAAGAACAGAGTCCGCTGCTTGCCGTTTCCAGTGATGGAGCTGGTCGTATAGTTGGACGTTCCATGCGGAACGCCACTAGACCTGTTGGTGGCAAGCAGCTCAAGCGCCATTGGCTACCACATGAAGTCCGGCGGGCCGAACTTCCCCTCCATGTCGTAGTGCCCTACCTTGACGCTGCAGTCGATCGCGCAGCGGTAGCCGTACTTGCGCGCGTCACCCCAGAAGTACAAGTCCTGCGTGGACATCCCGCCAGCGGTCTGGGTGACAAACCATGGGCGGCGCAGCCGCGAGTCCTTGAACATCGACATGCGGAACAGGTTGAAGCCCATGCCGGTGCCGCAGCACTCGACCAGCCCGCCATTCGGATCCGGCGGCTGCGGCCTGAAGTTGAGCACCGGATCCTTGGGATCACCCCAGATCTGCGCCACGCCGCCCTCGCCCTTGGTGAAGTACAGGCCACCGATGCAGGCGAATTCCGGGTGCGCCTCCATCCGCTCGACCAGCTTGAGGAACCCATCCGAGGGCGGGCAGTTGTCCGCCTCGATGGTCAGGATGTACTCCCAGTCGCCCAGCTCTGGATGCTCGATGACCTGCTGGATCGCGGTCGAGTACGCATCCCCAACCTCCATGCCCTGCGCAAGGATCCGCACCACGCCATTGTTGGGCGAGAACGCGAGGTTCCAGTGCGACAGCGCTACCTTGGCCGGGATCAGCGCCGCAGACGGCAGGATCACCACCGTGCGCTGCTTTTTCCACGAGCCTCCCTTGATCAGGCGAGCGGCCGTCTTGCCCACGTCCGCATTGTGCGCTCCAGCGAAATCCTGAACGATCAACGAGGGCTTGCTCACAAGGGCATCCTTTAGCTGCCAAAGAACGTCAACGAAGGCAGGCGTATTGCCTGAGAGGCAGTGCCAGTGATGTGCGAAAAGGCGATGCTGCTCGGCAGCGCGGTCGTGGTGTTCGAGAAGAAACCAAGCCCCGGCCGGCGCAGATAAGTGTTGTTGGTCGCCGACCCCAGATAGCCGGAGAAGTTGCTGGCCACCGCGCTACCTGCCAGCACACTGACCGTGGCGTTGCTGCCTCCGGTCGTTGACCTGAGAATCTGGCCAACCACGTAATCCCCGGGCGGCAGCGTGCAATTCCAGTTGAACCCGAAGATCCTCTGTCCTGAGTACAGCGTGCTGTTTGCGGTTCCACTGAGCGTCAGCGCGAAACTCGTGGACGAGCTGCTGAGCAGCGAGAACGCAGTCCCGTTTCTGGTGTAGAACCCAACCAAGGCGCTCAGCGTGAGACTGCAGGTCGAGTTGGTCGCACAACTCAACAGCACCTGTTGCTCGCAGCGATTGAACGTCAGGTTGGGCACGCCATAGATCGGGAACAGCTGCAGGGACGCGTTCTGGATGGCATGCGTGACGAGGTTGTCGTTGTTGAGCACTTGCGTCGAGCCGTAGGTCGTGCCGCCGCCTCCGCCGCCGCC